GTATAGTAGTTGTTTCCGATGGAATTACTATGCACGTTCCCCTTGATACAAACAACACCGACTACCAAGCCATCCTTGCTTGGGCAGAAGAAGACGGCAACGAGATCCAAGCAGCGGAGTAATGTTACATGCCACTAAGCAAGCTCCAGTTCAAGCCGGGAATCAACCGAGAGGGCACCAACTACTCTAACGAAGGTGGTTGGTTTGACGGAGATAAAATCCGTTTTAAGTCTGGCTATGTGGAGCGCATTGGTGGGTGGGACCGAGTAGCGACGACAACCTTTGAGGGTAGCTGTCGCAATATGCTAGACTTTGTGACACTAGCCTCCGATAACTTCTTGTTTATGGGTACGCACAAGAAAGCATACCTGGAGGACGGTGGTACATATAACGATATAACCCCGCTTCGCACGACCTTGACCCTCGGATCTAATCCCATCACAACAGGAGCGGCGGGTTCTGGAACAATTACAGTAACAGCAACCTCTCACGGATCTGATGTGGGGGACTTTGTTACATTGGCTGGAGCCACTGCTGTAGATGGAATAACTGCTGCTCAAATAAACCAAAACTTTGAGATATTAACTGTAGCATCTTCGGGCAACTCTTTCACTGTAAACACAGGTGGGGCAGCATCCTCTGGTTCAACTGCTGGTGGGGGTGGTTCTGTTACAGCCGCTATGGAAATAAGCATTGGCCTTGATACAACGCTATTAGGTAATGGTTGGAGTGCAGGAACTTGGGGCCGTTTTACTTGGGGATCTGGCGCAGGGTCGTTAGCTGGGCAAAATTTACGTCTTTGGTTTTCTGACTCGTGGGGCGAGGATCTTGTGGCTAACTTAGTGGATGGAAGCCTTTATTACTGGGATGCCACAAACGGTAAGACTACTAGATTGGCGGAGTTAAGCACTGTATCTGGGGCGTCTAACGTTCCAACGACTGTTCGAAGAGTCATGGTATCTGATACAGACAGACACGTCCTGTGTTTTGGGTCTAACCCTTTAGGCAGTGCCACATTTGATCCATTGTTAATTCGTTGGTCTAGTCAAGAAAGCGTTCTGGATTGGACTCCTACAGCTACAAACACGGCGGGGGATCTTAGGTTATCTCAAGGATCTGAGATTGTTACAGCCATTCGAACAACGCGACAAATTCTTGTATTTACAGAAAACAGTTTGCACAGCGTACAATTTATCGGGCCTCCGTATACGTTTGGTACAGCAATCATAGGTACAAACGTTCGTATTGCAGGGCCTAATACGGCTATTAGTGTAAACGATTTAGTATTCTGGATGGGTCAGGAAAACTTTTACATGTATGATGGTCGAATAAATCCTCTACCGTGTAGTGTTCGACAGTATGTGTTTGATGACATTAACCGACAGCAGTCATTTAAGTTCTTTGCTGGGAGCCTATCGAGCAACTCAGAGGTTTGGTGGTATTACTGTTCCGCAGGGAGCACCGAGGTGGATCGGTATGTAATTTACAATTACCTAGAAAAGACTTGGTATTACGGTACTCTTGCAAGAACAGCTTGGAACGACAGGGCTTCGGGTTCTAGATTATATCCACAGGCTCCAGGAACAGACGGCATTCTTTACAACCACGAGTTTGGTTTGGATGATGGAAGTCAGACTCCTGCTATACCTGTCAATGCTTTTATTCAGTCTTCGGACTTCGACATTGGCGACGGGCAACAGTTCATGTTAATTAACAGGGTGCTTCCGGATTTAAACTTTGAGTCGTCTACGGCAACAACACCACAGGTTACATTTAGTATGGGCGCACGAAACTTTAGTGGTAGCGCAGCGGGTCAAGGTAGCGTAAGCGGCGATGTGGTTCGTTCGTCTGTTGTTTCAGGAACGGACAATTATACGGACCAAGTTCAAATGAGATTGCGCGGACGACAAGTTAATCTAAAGGTTGAGAGCGATACAACAGGAGTTAAATGGAGACTGGGCGCACCTAGATTAGATGCAAGACCGGACGGTCGTCGATGAGTAAAAAGATTATTCGATCTATCATTCCGATTGCCCCACCTCAGTATGACTCTGCATATGTGAATCAATTAGCTCGGTCCTTGGACAACTTTATTGATGAGTCACGTAACCCAATTGTAAACATTCCAAACATGCCGACAGTGGGTGCGGCGAATATATTAGAGGTAGGAGACTTGTACGAGGCCAATGGGTTTGTAAAAATCAAACGTGCAGGTGATGTATTTTCAGGTTCCTCTCAGGCTGCAACAGCAGTAGGAACAGTAACGGTGGTGATAACATGACAGACATACTTATTATGCCAGACGGAAGCAGGTGGAAACCTTCTTCAAGTTCTGATACAGTGGAATGTGTAAACTGTAATAATGCAGTGGACACGCCAGAAGAAATTGCTTCTTATCCAGATGGCAACTGCCCAGATTGTGGTGAGTCATGGACAGGAAGCGAAAAGCGCAGTACAACTATTGTAGTAACAATGCCTGAACAGATTTCAGGAGGCTCAGGTTAATGGTTCAAAACAAGCAAGGTTATTTTCTTGGAGGTATAATAGGTAGCCTAGTAGGTAAGGCTCTCTTACCTAAGTTGTTTGGTGCGGGTTTAGGTGGGCTTTTACCTGGGTTAATTGGTGGTGCCGTTCTCAGTAAGGCGTTAAAACCAAAAGGCACTGGCGGCGAAAGCGCAGAAGAGAAACTTGCAAGGTTTAATGCGGCTCCTGAAACCACAGATCCATTAAAGAATTTATTTAAATCTCGATACACAGATCCTGAAACAGGGGTAGCACCTCAATTCGATACAGAAGAAGAAAGAGATGCATACGACCGTGATTTTGAAAAACGAATTGCTAAACAACCCGTAGTTTCTAGTCCATACACACTGACAGCAGCAACTGGTGGTATGATGGAGTCTGGTATTGGAGGATTGATCCAAGGTCCTGGGACCGTGACCAGTGATTCAATACCTGGTGGTATTATGCAGAACGGTAATATGGTAGAAGAGATTTTAGTATCTAACGGTGAAGTTATTTTTTCAGGAAAAGACTTAGAGAATTTAGATCCAGATGGTAACATAGAAAGAGCGGGTATGAGATTGGGTAATGCACCTAACGGTAGCCGTGGTGCAGAAGCGGCAAGAATGTACGCTGAAGTGCAAACAGCATAGAAGGGTAAGACTATGGCAGAAACAACAACCACACAGATAGCGGACTTACCCGAATACCAGAAACAATATCTACAAGAGATTATGCAACGGGCACAGGCTCTGGGCAAACAAGCTTACACCTTACCTTCTTATCAGACGGCTGGTCGTACACCTATACAGCAGCAAGCTACCAACTTAGCAACACAAGGCATTGGATCATATATGCCTATGTTACAGGCAGGTGAGCAAGCCACAGGTGCGGGTATTGCCGCAACAGAGAGCTTATTAGATCCAAACGCTGCGATGGCGTATATGAATCCATATAATCAGGCTGTTATTGATCAGTCTATGCAGGACATAAACCGCGCTGGGCAGATGCAACAGAACCAAGCGGCGGCTCGTGCCGTTGGAGCGGGAGCCTTTGGTGGATCTCGTGAGGGTATTGAACGAGCGGAGATCGGACGTAACATCTTGGATCAACAAGCTCGAACATCGGCTGGATTAAGACAACAAGGTTTTGCTCAAGCACAGCAACAGCAGTTACAAAGAGCACAGGCGGCGGCACAAGGTCTGGGTAGCTTGGGTATGCAACAGGCCAAACTTGGCGAGGCGTTCCAAGGCATGAACATCAACGACATCAATATGCTTTCCTCTCTTGGTGGTCAGGAACAGCAACAACGTCAGAGAGAACTGGACGCGGCAAGACAGACACAGTATCAGAATGTCATGCAGCCGTATCAGCAACTTGGATTTTACTCAGATATATTCCAAGGTATGCCAACGTCTCAGAGTACGTTTACATCGCAGCAGTCTTCAGATCCTAGCATGTTGTCACAGATTGGTGGCCTCGGTATGGGACTCTATAGTCTTGGCAAGTCCGGAATGTTTGGAGGTTAGACATGAATGTAATGAACCGCAAATTGTTTGCTAATCGAAATGCTCGTCGAAGACTGGCGAACATGGGCGGTATAATTGCATCTTCTCCAGAGTTGTTGGGTACAGCGCAAACGTTTGCTAATGGAGGGTCAGCGGTAGTAAAAACTGTACTGATGGGTGCGGGTCTCTATGATGTTAAGGCGGATGGTCAAATTGTACCAAGAGTAAGTGGAGTTCCTCTTGATCCAACTGACCCAGCGCAAGCTGAGTTAATACGGGAAGTACGGTCTGAGGGGGTTGACCTAGATGGCCCAACGATTGGAGCCAACACTCGTGGTGAAGCCATAGACATGATTAACAGGCGAGTTGGGAAGGACATGAATGAAAAGGGGTTTACTGGTATTATGCAGGTTGATCAGCCTTTAAGAATTGAAAGAGCTATACAATACACGCCAGATAATCTTTTGGGTGTTCCCTTGGACACCGGAGGTCTGTTACCTCCAAAGCTAGAATCCGCACCTATTACAGAAAACGAAGCAGGTATTGGCAGTGGTTTCCCCAAGATTCCAGATTCACGAAAAGCAAAAGATAAATTTTTTAGGGGTGAGCTTGCGGATCAGATTAGACGCGATGGACTTCCCTCTATAGCCACTCCTGATGATGAAAATCCAATGGTAAAATTAATTGAAGCAGGAATAGATAAAGTAACAACTCCTTTTAAACCAGATACAACAAACAACCCGCCTAATCCATATCAAAGTGATATTGACGCGGCGGTGGAGTCCTTCACTGGGCCAGCCATTGGTGGCAATCTTGAGGGGCAAGATGAAAGTGGTTCTACTTTATCAGGGGACAACTTTATGTTGCCTCCAACTGAGGGTTACCCATACCCTAAAGACGCGCCAGAAGTCGTTGAAGAAGAGAAGAAAAAGTTAAAAGATGATCCCAAAACAAAAGAAGTTAAACCAGGTAATCGAGGTTTTACTCCAATAGAAGATGTATACATAAATCCCACTAAGGAACAAATAAATAATGTAGAAAAAAAGGTTAACGAAGAAGTAAAAAAGCCAGATGGTGGAAACGCTAACTCTGTTGCCTCTTCAGCTTTGTTACAATCGGTTGGCGTAGATACATCTAACATGGGACTTAAAGAACGAGTTCAGTCTATGCAGGAAATGATGTCTGAATTGGTGGGTTACAGTGACGAGGATGAGAAAAAACAGTTCTGGTTAACTATGGCTGGTATAGGTTTTCAAATTGCTTCTGGTCAGAGTTCTAAAGCTTTGGTTAATATTGCTGAAGGATTGGCACAAGGAGCTAAAAAGTTTTCAGAAAATCAAGCGACACGTCAAGCTCGGAAAGATAAATTAGGATTCACAGCACTTGGTGAAGTGTTAGCAGATGACAGAGCAACTAGGAAGTTTGGAAGAGATCTTCAGATTGCAAAGGTACGAGCTAGTGCATCTAGTACTGATAAGTATACTGCCGAAAGGGAAAGAAGTAGAATAAAAGAACTTATCTACAAGTCTCCATTTGATTATCCTGGTTTACTTGGCGATGATGATACAACGCCAGATCCCGACAAAGTAAATAAATATCTTGATCAAGTAGTAGAAATTGCAGACGCTGAACCTGTGATTGTAACACAAGAAGAGGCCATAGCGGACGCTAAAAGGGTAATAGAACAACGTCCTGAGTTGAAAGATAAAGTAATAGAAGTACTGAAGAAAAAAGGTTACAACACCGAAGGATTATAACGTGACGGGACTTTTCGATGACCTACTTGAACAGGCTGAACCGTCAACTAAAGTTGAATCTGGGACTGGCCTTTTCGATGATTTAATAGAGCCAGAAACTAAACCAGAAACTGACCAAACGGTCGTTGGTTCTATAGGTCGAGGTGTTGGTGCAGGTTTAGTTAACATTGCACAAGGACTCTCGGAACTTGGTGCTATACCTGTAGAAGCTGCTGGAGTTGAGGGTGCCCAAGAAGCAACGACTGAGGCGTTTGAATCCCTCAAAGATGCCACCGGATTACGACCAGATCGTGCGGCTGGTAAGGTTGCAGAAACTATTGCCACGTATGCTACACCTGGACTCGGTGTATTTAGCTGGGTATCCAAGGCAGACAAGGCACGTAAAGCTTTACTGGCGGGAACGGCGGCACCAAAAACTAGAACAATAATAGGGAGATCCGCTGTTAAGTTTGGCGAGAAAGCTCCTGCGGCTCTGACAGGAACACGGGCAGGTCGTGCCGCTTTAACAACAGTCGGCACAGGCGTAGCTGATGTGCTTGTTTCACCAAGCTCAATGACCACCCTTGCAGATAGTTGGGATGCGATGCCTGAGTTTCTTCGAACAGAGGACGAAGAGGGTCTAACAGGAAAAGAATTAACAGGGGTACGTCTCAGAAATAAGTTTCGTCTTGGCCTTGAAGGAGCAGGATTTAACTTAGGTGCAGAGGTTGTTCTGCCTGTGGTGGGTGCAACAATCAAAGGCATAGGACAAGTTCCAGGTGTGCCAGCCCTAGCACGAGGTCTATCCAATACGTTCGATTATATGGGAGACAAGATTCTCCAAGCCCCGGTCATCGGACCACGGGTTAAAAAGTATTTAACCCCTGATGGCTTGGCTCCAAACGAGATTATGACGGCTCTTAGAACCGCTGAAGGTATGACTGAAGGCCAAGAAAAAATGGCTAGTGAAACCATACGCGAGTACGATAAAGCCGTCCGTAGTTTAATAAAGTTTCAAGGCGTTAGAGGTTTGTTTCGTTCAGGACAGGAACGTATCCAACGAACTTACAACGACACGTTTGATTATATGACGGGTGAACGCGGAGCCGATGGTGCTCTTTTGATGTCTCCCGAAAGGTTTGTTTCGGAGTACGGAACTAAAGTAAAAAATGCTACAGACAAAATGCGGGATCAGATTACCGATCTGAGCAGTATGTTTCGTGAGTCGATAGAAGAATCTAACTTACCCAGAGAAGAAATAGACCGTCTTCAAGGTTTGTTTGACCAGAACCAAGCTACATACATACGAAGACTGTACGAAATAAATCTTCGCCCAGAAAAGTTTAGAGGTGCACCCGTACGAGAAATGCCAAATTATGATGCGGCTCTGGCTGAAACAGAACAAGCTTTCCGTAACAGAAACGCACGGGTACAGGCGGCAATAACCGCAGGTAGAAACGTTGCAGATGGAGATATGATTGTAGATGATCCACGAGCCGCAGCGGAACTGTTTATTGATGAACAGTTTGATCGAGCACGTTTAGCTATGGGGGAACTCGCTCCTGACGCACCGCAACATATCAAGTACTTAGTTGAAGGCGGCAAGAAAGTTCGAACAGAAACTCGTGGTAATCTCTTTAACCTAGCTGACGGAATGTTGAAAGATCGTTCAAGGATTTTAGACGAAGCCCCTCTACTACAAGAAATGATGGGTGTAATACGTGATCCGAAAGAAGCATTTCTACGCACAGTAAACGATACATCCAACACCGTAGCTGCACAAAGATTGTATGGTGAGGTTGCGAGATCTCTTGGTAAAACAACCTTTCAAGATGGATTACCTGCATTGAGACAAGGTCAGCGTCCCATCATTGATGGTAACAACCTAACGGATCAGATGGTCGCACAATTAGAGGGCTTCGGATATGTAAGAGCCGGAGAGTTAAACCCAGAGAGAGCCTTCGGTGGTAAATTTGGATCTTTGTCTGGTGATTTTATTCCCGGAGAAATATATAATTCTTTGACCACACCCATGAGATCAAGCTCCTCGGTCCAAGAAGCTTTGGCTGTATCGCTACAACTCAAGGGTCTATCACAGATGACCAAGACTGTGCTCAACCCCTTGTCACAAGTCAGAAACTTTTTGTCCAACACGTTTGTCGTAGGGGCAAATGGTTTGTTGGGCAGGAACTTAGGACTGTTTGAAAGTGCAGACGTTCTGGTTTCCAACGCCCTTGAAAGTCCAGAGCAGTTCAAGTTGCTACGATCAATGGCGGACGAAGGAGCGATTGGTCAGAACATACAGATCAACGAGATGCGCCGATTGTTGCAAGAGCAAACTGAACTGGGTGTGTCTGCACGACTTAACAAAGCAGGTAATGCTTTTCGACAATCTAAACTTGGTGCACCTGTTCGTTTCATGGAGAAGACATACGGATTGGGTGACGATTACTGGAAGGTGGTCGGTGTTCTGGGAGAAAAAGCAAGGTATGGTGCCGCTCTTCGTAAGGGTGGAATAGACATAGACAATGTGTCTCCCGCTGTTCAGGATGCTTTAGTTGCTTCTGGTCTTGCACAAAGATCCAGATCAATCGCAGGTACAGAGTTTGGGGATTTGTTTGCTATCGACCTAGTGAAACAAACCATGCCCACATACTCCATGGTTCCTGAAGCCATCAAAGCTTTGCGCCGTATACCCGTCGTTGGTAACTTCATGGCTTTCCCTGCTGAGATTATCCGTACAACAGGCAACATTGTTAATCGTGCTGTCAAAGAGATGGGATTTAAACCTACTCAACAGATGATAGATGAGTTAGGAGTACAGAATGCAAACAGGATTGCACGTCAGGTTCGAGGCATAGGTGCTCAACGTCTAACAGGGTATATTTCCATGGCACAGGTTGCTCCGCTGGCTATGCGTGACGCTGCACACACGATCCTTGAAGTGACACCAGAAGAAGAAGCACTTCTTGAAGAGAACAGTGCTTACTGGACTAAGGGTAATACCCTTATGTATCTAGACAAACTTAAAAATGGACAGGCAGATTATGCAGATTTGTCTTACATGCTACCGTATGAGTTCATGCTTGCCCCTGCTCGCGCCGCATTGCAGGTGTATGGAGAGAAGGGTGAAGTCGGAGCTAACGAAGCAGAACAGATCTTCTCTGCAACGTGGGAAGGTTTTAAGAAGTTTGCAGAACCATTTGCTTCAGAAGGCCTAGCGGCTGAGAGAGTTATCGACGTAACAATACGAGACGGTAAAACACAGACAGGGGCTGAGATCTACGAGACAGGGGAGATGTGGGGTGACAAAATATCTAAATCCTTGGTACACGTAACTGGGGCTTTTATGCCTGGAATTATTGATCAGTTTACAACAATCAAGGGTGGTCAGTTTGTTCCAGGTCGTGCTACTCGTGCTGTAACTGATTTACCTTCAAGAGACGGAGACCCTTACACCATAGCTGAAGAAGCTGGCACCATGCTCATTGGTGTTCGACCCATGAGACTCAAAGTAGATCGTAGTCTCGGATATGCTGGAGGTGAGTATTCTGCTAATAGATCCAGTGCCGTTCAGATCTTTACTAAAGTAGCCGACGATAATGACGCAGACGTTAACGATATTTTAGAAGCATATGTAAAAGCTAACGAAGCACGTCGCAGACATCAAGCAGAACTTAGAGATAAGATGTTAAAAGCACAAGCTGCTGGCATGAGTGTACGTGAGATAACTCAAGCTTTCAAAGGCACAGGTGTTTCTTCAAGAGAAGTCCGTGACATTCTTAACAACCGATACACTCCCATAAAGGTTAGTAGAGATTTAATTCGTGAAGTTTCCAATGAAGTAAATGTAAAAAAAGAAAATAGAATTTTACGGAGAGTTCCTGTAGGGGAAATTAACAAACTGCGACGAACATTTATGAACACTCCAATAATAGGAGATACCGAACCCGCAACAGAGGAAAGAGTTGCACCAGCTTCTTCTTCTGGTTTGTTTGATGATTTACTCCAACAGAATGTTACACCAGAGGCCCCCGTAACAACTTCTTCTGGAATATTTAACGATTTACTCCAACAACCTGCGACCTCATCAAAGCCTGTGACGCCAAAGCAAGTTGAAGATAAAACCAGAACTATACTGGGCACAGCAAGCAATCCAATTTCTGCTTTAAGAGATCTAGAGATCTTCAGAAGCAGTACAGACTAGTTCTCAATCTCAATCCTAACGCCCTTGCCTCCGAACATTCTAACCAGTTCGTCAGCCGATCCCTCTGTTTCCTTTAGGAGATCTTCATCACCGACCAGTACAGCTAGGTCAATGGCCCAACCCACAAAGTCCATGAGTGATTCGACCTGCATTGGATGCATGTCTCTCAGTCCAAGTGTTTTCATATCAGGGTCTATCACTCGATTTCTCCCCAGTTGTCCTTGAGTTCGTCGTCTACTTTAGAGGGGACTTTCAAGACATCCGACAACCCATTTTCCATTATGTGCTTGATGTTGTGAGCTTGGTCGTCACCCTCTACTGAAAAGCATAACTCATCATGAACCGTGAGCATAGGTAAAAGTCCCTCGTTGTAACAATCAAGCATCGCCTTTTTAGTTTGGTCGGCTGCTGATCCTTGGATTAATTTGTTTAATGCCTTGTAAGTAAAGGCTCTTCTCAAGGGCTGACCATATTCTTTCATGGCATCTTCATAGGGCAACGGCTTCTTGTATCCAAATGTCCTTGGCTCCCACAGGTGGAAACGACAACGACGACCTAGTATTGTGCGAACCTGTCCTGTGTTTGACGCCTGTTTACTAGCCAAGTCTGCAAGGCCTTTAACAAACGGCACCTTCTCACGGTGTGTTGCTAATAGTTCCCCTGCTTCATCGGTTGAGATATCTAGCTGTGCGGCGAGTTTACCTTTACCCATACCGTACATGATACCCAGGTTCACGACCTTTGCTTCTTTACGTTTAATCCCTGCTATGTCCGCCACCATCTGGTGCAGATCCACATCACCGCTGTGGTATTCATCAACAATCTTATCAACGATGGGGTGTCTGAAATCTCCCTTCAGGCTTGCCGCAAAGTGCACCAGTAACCTCGGCTCTTGGCTCGAATAGTCAAACGATCCCCACTTGGTTCCTTCTTCTGGTATAAACAGGCCACGTATCATCTTCTTAATTTCTGGATCTCGTGCAGGAATCTGCTGTAAGTTTGGATTGGACGACGAGAATCGCCCAGTTACAGTCCCACCGTCATCGGAACGAAGCTGATGGAACTCGCAATGGATACGACCCTTGTGCTCATGCTTCATAATTGTTTCAATGAAGGTGCTATCAGCCTTGTCAAATTCACGTAGCCTGACGATCATTTGTGCAATAGGGTGCTGATGGGTGTTGAGATACTGTTTGGTGAATGAGGGGGAACCTGCGTCAGTCTTAGGGTATGCTAGGTTTAACTCCTCAAACACTGCGGCTACTGATGCCGCTGCCCATGGCTCAATCTTGATTTGAGTTTGTTTAAATATCTCGTCCTTGATTTGTTTGGATTTAGTCTTGAGAAGTTTCTTAGCTTGCCCTGCTTTATCCAGATCCACACGCACACCCAACTGGCGCATGTCACACATCATCGGGATCAGGCTTGTCTCTAAGTTCCAGATGTTCCAAAGGTCTTGCTTATCCAGTTCTATCTTCAGGCGTTCCCACAAACGCAGGGTCATCCCTGCATCCTGTTCAGCATACCGTCCTACAGACTCAGGCGGTAGCCTGTACATCTCTGCTTTGGGATCGAAGCCCCACTCTGCTGCTGATACACGGAGTAACTTCTCATCTTTTCGTTCATCGAGGTAATCACGACCTAGATTGTTTAGGCTGTATGACCAACGGTTCTCATCAACCACCGCCCCTGTAATCATGGTATCGATGATGCGCCCTTCAACCTTTATGCCCTCGGCACGTAACCAACCCAGATCGTAAGTAGCATTGTGCATGATCTTATCTATGTCGGGTGTTGCCATCTGTTTCTGTAGCCACTTGAGCGCGATCCTTGCATCCATGTTGTGACCGTTCTCGTGCCGGATCGGGAAGTAACCCTGCCAATCTCCTGCGGCTACGGCTATACCTACAACGTATCCATCTTTACGAACCCATCCTGGGCCTAACGTCGTCAGGTTTGGATCACATGTTTCTAGATCGATTGCGATCTGTTTATACTTTGTAAGGTCAGGAAACTCTGATGGAATGTTCCACGTTAGTTCCTTTCCTTGGTTCATCTGCTTTGCAATAACATGATCTTTCTCAAATAGATTACCTTGATTCATCTTCAAACTCTGCTCCCAATGCTGAATATCCGCACTTGTCGATCCACGAATCTTTGTGGTCGATGGTCTCTAACAATCGACAGGTCTTCACCCAGTCCATCATCAGAGCCACATGCTTTGCTGTTATTTTATTATGTGTTGTGAATGCGTCCTGTACTATTACATTCCAACCAGTTGCTATTCGGTCGAAGTTATCCTTCGCATCTCCATAGTCTTTTGCTCTGTTACCGTTGATCAGTTCTTTCGCTGTATCTAGATAGTCGTTGCGTTTCATCCTGTACATTCTCCCTCATCTTTTTGACAGAGGAAAGCTTCGTCATCAAAGATCCAATCCCCCTGTCTGCCTACAAACTCTCCCAGTTCTTTGTACGTGCGTACATCATGGAATGATCTGTCCTTTGTTTCTTCCCAGTTTTGCCACCACTTCATGCGGTCTGGATACTCACGCCACATAGCCGCCAGTGTCGCTTCGCTTTTCAAGAAACAACCGTCACAGTTTCCTGATCCTGGGGTAATCTTTAAATCAAACCCATGCTGTTTCCAGAAGAACATAACATCCTGCTTCGTGACCCCTGCATCTGCCAGTGGAAACCAGTTGTCCCACCGTTTATCCTTACTTGGTTTTACCCGCTTGGCTTCGTCTGCTCTGATACCTACGGTGTTTGTCCAGTGTTCCCATTCGATAGACAGGAGATACCGCCGCATAGTCTTGACCTTTAACTCTTGAGTGCAGGATCTACGGAATACATTTGGTAGCATGTTGAACGATAGGTACTTGTCAAACGGCTCTCCCTCTCGCGCTGCGGAGTCCCAACTAACAGTCTCAAAATGTGCCTTGCCATTCTGGTATCGGTTGGATGGTGCCCTCGAATACTCAAGCCATGTAATGTCTACGCCCCAGTTTTTCTCTACGTTGTGTACAAAGTCCAATGTCCCTGGCATTTCACGTCCAGTGTTAGCAAACAAAACCTTCACTCGATCAGGTAGATCTCCGTTTGCTTCCAGTATCCTATGCAACATATACCCAGAGGTACGACCACCACTGAAACTAATAAGAACATTGCCATCGGGTAGTTTCATATCTCGTACCTGTACTTCTTGTCTGACTCTATAAGGTAGAGATTCTGCTTGGCACGAGTTACTGCCACATAAAATATCCTGTCTTCATCCTCTGGGTGTTTGCCCTCTACACATGATTTGGTAGATCCCAAGTATACCGCTACGTTGTCATCCTCACCACCCTTCATGGCATGGATCGTAGAGATCTTGATCCTTGGTTCTTTGTATATGCTCTCACCCCTACGCTCAACTGATCTAATGTAAATCTTTTCTTCATCCGATAAACGTATGATATCTGTTTGATCTGTACTGATCGGGGCTAATAAACCAAACTCCCTGACCAGTTTGTCATAGGTCAACAGTTCGTCTGGGCCAGCCGCATCCAACAGTTTTATAGATCCACGTTTAACGACCGCTCCCTTTCCTACTTTGGGCACCATCTCATACATCTTCCTAACCCTACCAACATACACACCTTTACCGCTACTGATATCCTTCCACACAGACATAGCCTCTAGTTTCTTTTCTGGAACAGACCACCGACCCTTACGGCTATAGAAGTATTCATTCTGCTCCAAGAACTCTGCTATGTCGTTCACAAACGAGTTGGTTCTTGCCATGATTGTCCATGAACCTCGATCCAACGGCAATGCCCACAGGCTCATGACCCTCGTAACTCTGCCCTCTTCTTGTTTTGGATAGAACTCTTTCTCCAGTCTACCTGGTATACGGTGTGAGATGTCCATAGAAAGTTCCCAGACGCTCCGTGGTAAGCGATACGACTGATTGAGTACCTCAACCCTATCTGTGCAGTTGATGAAGTCATCGACGTTTACAGAAGTCCAACGGTGGATAGCCTGATCATCATCCCCCGCAATCAATACCTCGTCCGCATGTTCGGACATCTTCTTCACCATCTCCCATTGTAATGGTGTAAGATCTTGGGCTTCATCGACAATCAGAAGATCTAAGTTCGGTGGCTCTGCTATATCTATGTACTTGGCAATCATGTCGGAGAAATCTACACGATTGGTTTTGGACTTGTACTCAAGCAATTGCTTTTCAATCTGCACAAGCTTGGAGAAACTTAGGTCGTGATCGTCCTCGTAGTTAAACTCAAAGTCCAAGTCAGACATCCGATAGACCGACCGCATAATGATCTGTAAGTACTTGGCTCCTGATCCTTTCACGATCGGCATAACGATACCGTCGTTCATTGAGGTGTTATCTGCACCGTCGAAGTCCAATGCAAGCATCTTCCCTAGTCTTTGAAAATCCTGACGGCTCAACACGTCTCCTTGGGATAGGCCCAACCCATGATACCCAGTTGCATGTAGAGTCTTGAAGTGTGGAAAGTCTTGCTTGGTTAAACTGAATTTGGCACAGGCTCGATCAACAAACTCACCTATCGCCTTGGTGGTAAAGGAGACCACACCAATTCGCGAAGGATGCACACCTTCTTCAAGCTTTGCCTGTACTCGTTCAATCAAAGTATAAGTCTTGCCGCAACCTGGAGGTCCCAAGATCAGCGTAGCATTATCAATCATCGGTACGACGACCTTCTAACCACTCGTCAATGTCCTGTCTACTCCAACGACTGGCAGATCTCTGAGCATCCCCACTGCCAAACTTGTATGGCTTTGGAAAGTTTCCCTCGTTTACCCACTTGTATATGGCGGACTCGGATACATCGAGCCAGTCAGCCACATCCTTGGCCTTCAAAAAATTAGAACGGTATTTCATTGTCCATCTCCTTTATAGGTATTGCTACCTCATCGTTCTCAAATGCCGGAACCCACCACACACGAACGGTGGTTCTTGATCCATCTTCCTTAGTTATTGCTTTATGACCATGACATTCTCGGTCATCATTTAATTTCTTCAGCTGCTCTTGGATCTGTGCCCTTGTAAAAGCAGTAAACCTACGGTTGTACAAAAACTCTGTCAGACCTACCATGGTAAACGATGTATACCCTTGGTTATCTGTCCATGGTTTACCCTGTAACAGTTCTTCTGGGTGCAACGCTCTGATACGACTTGTACAGTATGCTTTGAGCAATGCTTTAAACTCACCGCTAACTGTTAGTTCTTCTGGTACTTCTTGTGAGGTAGACTCTATCATTAGTTTTTGAAGCAAAGCTTGCCAAGTTTTTGGTCTCATTAAAGGTGGTACAACTTGCGCTTGTTCCATACAAGCACGTTGAAATAGCGTTTGGTTCTGAAGCTGTTCCGTGTTTAATTGGATACGTTGTCCCGCCACTGTAAGAAAGTATAGCCTGGGTTCAGACTTAATAATCATCAAGTTTTGTACTTCTATGTCAGATCCTGTGTCCCCGATACCAAACTTCATGGACATGCAGAGTTCTTTATCACAGTAACTCTTGAACGGTTCCTGTTCGCACGTATAAAAATATTCTTTCTTATCTAAACTCTTCTGTAATCCTAAGACTTCTTTGGCTTCTAGCGGTGGAGAAAACAACTGTTGGTTCATTGTCTCCATCTCAGCTTTCCAATTGTCCCCATGCTTCATCCGACAATACACACCAAGCATAAACAGTTTCTTGTTGCGATCCTCACCAGACGGGCCATCACGAAACAAATGCTGAAGACATGGCGGAGCATCCGACAATAGTTTCCTCGGCTTGTTGTTCTTGGATCTCAGCCCCTCCAGTTCCGAAACATGGATCTTGGATTTCTCTATGGCTTTGAGGAAGTCCTCAATCTCCATGGCCTCAACCTTTTCGTTGAAGCAATATCTTTGTGGCAATTCCGCACTGAAGTATGGCAAGTTTATGAAGTTACCTACGTCGCCCCTGTCCGCTAGGATAATGTCCTGCTTCGGGAAGATCTCACAGCCACTGTGCCCAATAGCAACTGCCATCTCTAGCAGATACTCTCGCACAACCTTTGCCTGTTCGTACTCTTTTAAGAACAGATACAAATGTGCACCGCCAGACTTCGATCTGCAATGCAGCAACGGTAGCTTTAGTTTCTGTATTCGACGCTGTAGTTCGTTGTGATCCAGGTCATAGATATCTATGTCCAAGGCACCCCACCTACATTTGTTTTCCTCATTGATCGGGATAGCCCCGACCCCCTGCTCACCATCAATGTGTCCTTGCATAATCTTAACTGTTAATGCTTGCCGTACAATCCTACTGTCAGCATCGGCCTTACCATTTCTGCCAATCCGACCCACTGTAGTTGTACCATGTGCAACCTTCGAACCCTCGAAGGCCGCAAGCATTTCGTCTGCTAATGACATGCTTGGCTCCTGTTAGGTGAAAGACACGGTAAATCTTTTTGAGAAAACTTACCGTGCCAAGTTTTTAAAAGGGTATTTCGTCGTCGCTAACAGGATCGACTGGCTCTGATTGTGCCTTAACCTCTCCCGCTTGTACCGATTCTCTGAAAGCCTTTGCTTCCACCAACAGATCACGGCTACTAACCAAGCTTTCTTTCGCTACTTGATAGTTGAAATAATCACCCTTGTCATTAGACTCTTCAATGGCAAATATTTTCCACATCGTAGCGTACACCGCAGGAGTAACAAGTTGCTCCGTCTTTGGGTTCTTGATCTTTTGCATGGCAATCTGTGTCTTCCAACGTCGGCTGACCTTCAACTGGCTAGACTTCATGTCTATCACAACAGGTTGAAATGTTCCGTCGTCCGATACAATCAAGCAATAATGCTGATCAGACTTCACCAAATCGTTGCCGTTGGACAGAACTTCTTTAGATCCCTCTCGCTTTGCACTGGTAACCATTGGATCGTTGGCGGCTAGTTCACCCTGGAACCCACCACCTTGCTCTCTTGGTATGAACTCAAGATACTTAGTGGTTTGAAAACACGGTATAACTACAATGCCGTTTGATCCTTCCCAATACTGACCAGTGACATTGTTAAAGATGTCCCCTTGTGATGCACCCTCAATGTGTTCGGCTTTGCCTTTCTTGAGTTGCGGTGACATGGGTTGCAAGATCCGAACAAACGGTATCTGCATCTCACTGCTATCGAATGATGCGCCATCTCCGGCGGTATCGAAGATATCGTCTAGTACTTCGGTGCTTAACTCTGCACTTTTTGCTTTTGCTACTGCGGTCGCCATTATGCTTTCCTCCTGATTTCAGCTGCGTTAGCTATGAATGCCCCGAACATATCGAGGTCGATTGGTTTACCATCAACGATGCGTTCCTTAACAAACGCCTTGAGTGTAGATGGGTGAACGTGGGTCTTGGTCTTCGGATCAAAACCCTTCTCATGCAGGAGGCCAACGACGTCCCCTGCTATGTTGTCTTCGCCTTTGCCAAACGAACAGGTCACATCGTTCTTGATGATGTCGTCTAGCCCGTTATCCCGTAGCCATTCAAAGGCTTCTTCCTTGCGGTCTTGTGGAATAGAAGCATGTACAATCATCTTCCTAGATACAGACACCCCGTCCACATCTAAACGATCAACCCCCATCTCATCCATCAAAGCAGGAATGTTTTCAACTGACAGCCTATGCTTTTCAGCTTTCAAGGCTTTCAAGTTTAACTCTGCATCCTCGATGTTTTGTTCGACGCTGCGGAGTTGACGAACAAGATCACTGAGTTGCTTTCCTGTTCCGGTATCGACACTGGCAAACTTGTCACCCTCGTCAATTAAGTCTTCAAATATATCCATAAGTGTTTCCTCTTCAGGGTTCGGTTGACAAACCATTTCGCCATCCGTATTGTGGACTCTACTGGAGGTATGTGATGACTGTCAAGTACAAATATAAGATGCAACCATTTAAGCATCAGGAGGATGCACTCGCCAAAGGGTGGGACAAGATTGAGTTTGCACTGTTTATGGAAATGGGTACAGGGAAATCGAAAGTTCTGCTCGATAACCTGGGAATGTTGTATCTAGCAGGACGTATAAAGTTCGCATTGATACTCGCGCCAAAGGGTGTGTATCGGAACTGGGTAACCAAAGAAATACCAGAGCATATGTCAGATGATGTGCCACATCGAGTAATCCGATGGGTCGCTTCCCCCAACAAAAAACAACAGGAAGAAATGCGATCAGTCAAAGATCCATTCGATGGACTGACAATCTTTGTTATGAATGTCGAATCGTATTCAACACGCAAGGGTCAGGTCGCCGGAGAATGGATGGCTGGTGCGCTAGGGCCTGTGGGATGTATCGCAATCGACGAATCAACTACTATCAAGAACCATAAGGCCAAGCGCACGAAGTCTCTACTCAAAATCGCAAAAGGTTTCAAGTACAAAAGACTGCTAACAGGATCTCCCATTACAAAAAGTCCACTGGACATCTATGCACAAACCGAGTTCCTTCGTCCTGGTCTCATGGGTCATGAGTCCTTCTATTCATTTCAGGGTCGGTACGCTGTTGTTCAACGTCGGACCATGGGTAGCCACGCTTTTCAACAGATCGTGGGATACAGAAACCTAGACGAACTGACAGAGAAGATCGACTCGTTCAGCTTCCGTGTACTCAAGAAAGATTGTTTGGATCTACCAGACAAAATCTACACGGCTCGTTATGTCTCCCTTACCAGTGAACAAATGAAAATGTATCTGGATCTACAAAGACAAGCGATGTTGCTGTTCGAAGATGGTGAGATGGTGACTGCTCCGGCTGTCATTACCCAGATGCTACGGATACAACAGGTTCTATCGGGACATCTAAAAACTGACGATGGTGATATGAGGTATTTTCCTTCACGTCGGATGGATGCATTGGAAGAGATCCTCGAAGAACACGATGGCAAAGCAATCATCTGGTCCAGGTTTAGATATGATATCATACAGATAACAGAGATGCTAAACAAAAAGTTTGGAGCGGGAAGTGCCGCTGCATACTACGGTGATACACCAGACGATGAACGCAATGACATCGTAACTAATTTCCAACAATCAAAAGACTTGAAGTTTTTTGTAGGGAATCCTGCAACCGCAGGGTACGGTCTGACTTTGACCGAAGCTGATCTCGTGATATACTATGCTAACGACTTCAACCTGGAGACACGCATACAATCAGAGGATCGTGCCCATCGTATTGGGCAAAAGAAAAACGTAACTTATATCGATCTCATATCAGAAGGCACTATAGACGAGAAGATTGTCGAAGCACTTCGAAATAAAATATCGATTGGAGCACAAGTATTAGGAGAGGAAGTAAGAGAATGGCTAAGTCTAAAACCCACGAAGATCTAATCGAAGCAGTCGTAGACTACAAACGTGGACTACGAAACCTGAAGACAGGATCAGACGAGATCTCCAGGATATCTGGATTACAACCAGAGATCGTCGCATGTTTTCTCAAAGCAATGAAACGAGATAATGTAACCCAGATCCGTGGGTATTCGAAAGAACCAGAGCACCTACTCAAAGCCAAGAAAAGAAAGACCCCGCCGGAGCGGGGCTAGTTATCGAGGCTGTAAGACCACAGGCTTGGGGTCTTATCCTTCGAGCAGTGTGCCTAGACACTAACAGATCCAATCTGTTTTTCATACTCTTTTCTTATGATTACAGATATCTGTCTCGTCATGGTGCGCTGTTCATCACTTGCAAGTTCCTTCAATCTCTCATGATCTTCAGGCAACAACGCTATATTACAAAAACGTCGTTGCTCTTCTTTCTTTTTAGCCATTGGTTGCTCCTTAGTTGTGGCTTGATTGTACATTAGTTGTGCCCCAAGTGCAAGCAATAGCTATCTTGCTCAAAGAAGATGTCTTGGTTTGCTTTACAGAGGTCTTCGACCACCCCAAACGGTATTTCTAATGCATCAGCCAGTTCCGCTGCGGTGAAATGTGCGCTCTCGTCAAACCCCTGCAAGTAATCTATAATCTTTTTTAGATTAGCTTCGTCCTTTACATGAGATAAGTCCAGATCAACCTGTGCAGGTTCAACTCGCATCGCTCTCCACGGTATTTGCTCACGCTTATCTGGATAGTTCGGCAACAAAAACGCATCAAAGATATCTCCAGGTTGCACCTTCATAGTCGTCACAAGGCGTGAGTTTAAAAAAACCTGATCCCCTTTTGGCGTAACAGCAAACCCACTACCAGTTGGCGTTAGGTATTCAATAATTATCTGCTGTCGTCGCGTTTCATTTAAATCAAAAATTTGGTTCATAAAGTATTCCTTCTTCTTCTTTCTGTTTGTAGTAATTGATTTCTTTAATTAGACCCTCGATCCTTGGATCATCGGCATCCTCCCATTCTATATCATCCCGTACCTTCTCTAACTTCTTTCTTAGTACGCTTATCATTTCGACCTGTGCTATTCCTAGTACTTTCATCTTTTTTCTCCCATGGTGCCACCTTCAATGACACCTCATGTTTTTTATATGCAAGCTTACGCTTGTGCCCGTTCATTTCTTTTTGCAAGTCTGTCCAACGACCCATGCTTATCTTCCTCCGTGTATATGTATTCCAATACTTTTCAACTGATTAACGTAATCGTTTAACTCATCCCTTGCCGACCACAACTCTCGTTCAATCCCAGGTCGGGCATCTCTGCGCCCCTTCTCATCCTGCAAATTATCTACCTGTCTCTTCAACCATTTTAGTTGTGCAGCTTGGAACATACTCAACTGCTCGTTTCCCATATCACTCCTCCTTGTTGGGTCTTAGTTTAGGTCTAATTAATCTCGATACTCGGTCCGTCGTCTGACATGTCATCATGATGTCGTTGCCATAGAGGTCGTACAGATGGTTATAAATCCCATCCGCACTCCCACTATTCATAGCCGAAGCACAGTGCTTCTCACTTCGAAACCAAACAGCCGTCTCAATCTCATGATCTTGTACCGTGTACGCAATCACCATCGCTGTAAAGTATTCGATCATTACCTAACAACTTCCCAAACGCTTTCTTTTTTTGCGTCTATTCCCGTGTCCTTGATCTTCCCTGCCTTACGCAGTTGAGATAACGTCGTGCGTACAATCGTCAGCTTCACGCCCGATCTGTCCGCAAGTTGTTTCGCTGTGCCAATGTCTCGGCTTAACTCTGCTAGGATCTGCTCCTTGCGCGTAAGCTTCGCGCCCGATTGCTGCTTGCTCCTGATCCTTGCCCATAGTTCTTTAAACATTTTAAGTCTCCTCTTCCCATGAAAGTTCAATTGTAATGTTATGATAACGGCAATATCCTATCGCCGCATAGGTTTTTTTCGCGTCCTCGTGATCATGTATCAACGCACGAGCCTTGCCATGGTCATCCAAAACAAGCATCAGGAAGTATCCATCCGACCCATCCGACCATGACACGATGCGACCCTCGTCACTTGAAGTCGTGAAACTCTCACCAATAACCTCGGTCAATCCCGATATAGCCCAGACAAAATCTCCTATGTCCTTGGGCATGAACTTCTCTTCAAGCTTAGATAAATCCCACTTAACCATCAGCCCCAATCCTTTCTGTCTTCCTCGTTGCGCCACCCCTCCATGTACGCTTCAACCTCGCCCTCTGTCATATCAACCTCGGCTACAACGTCCCTGCCTATGTTGTCCAACCAAATGCGTGGATCTGGCTGTCTCCCATAGTATCGGTCCGCCGCACCTCGATCAGAGGCTCGATCCTCTCGGTCCATGACCCATGCTTTTACTTTACCCATCACCAATCCTCCTTAAATACTTTGCGGAATATCTCATCCAACATCTTTTCCATCTCACGATCCGTCATCTTGTTCTCCCTTCTTCCAATAATCTATTTGCGGTTTGTTTTCTGTAGCCTCACTGACCTCGACATAAATAGTAAAACCATTTAGTTCGATGTAAGCAGACACAGGACTTCGAACGTCAACTATCATCTCTCACCTCCTTACGTTTTTCCATTGCCCACTCTCCTGTAAAATCACAGGTAATGGTCATTTCCATTTTCCAATCGTCTGAAGGAGTAAGGGTCAAAGCCAGTTGATCAGCGGCATCCCAACACATTGCAACAAAAGCCTCAGTGGTAGTGAATCCGTCACTATCAGACGGAACAGTTAACTCTCCCAAAGGGACTTTGTTCTCGTCCCAAAGTTTAATCTTTGCTTCTATCATCTTCATCCTCCAATATCTCTACTTCCGATCCCCAGATCCAGTCCCCTTGCGAAGGGTCAGGCTCATAGAACTCACCACCATCGATGTTGTGCTTGACCCAATACCAAATCTCATCCTCTGGAATGTCATCGGGCACATCGCCTACCCACTCCAAGAATGAAACCATGTCCGCTGTCGCTCTAACTCTTCTAGGCATCTTCGATAAATGCAAAGCCACCGCCATTGCCCTCCTCATCTTGGGACAACACGAAATTAAATGTGTCCTTGCCCTTTCGCATCGTGAACGTAGGCCACGAGTTATGCTTGTCATAGCTGTCAGGAACCATGTTGAAATCTATGATCTCCGCTCCCCTCAACTGACCAAAATGTTCCATGTAAAATTTTATTCCTTGAGCATCTAACATGCTTCGTCCTCCATCGGTTCAACGTCATCAGGCTCAACGTGCCACGTTCCATACTTAACGTCAGCATACTCAAAGTTTTCCATGAACTTTTGCTGTGCCTCTTTAGGACTGTCAGCCTCGACAGTCTCAGATAGTTCTACTCTAACCTCATACCGCATGAGCTTCCTCCTCTTCCTCGAACTCTGGCTCCCATGAGCGATCCTGTCCGTCGATGTACTCGCCCTCGAACATACCACCCTCGTCCTGATAAGTGGCGTGAACCTTGATGCCCATCTGATGCAACTTGTCCCACACTGGAACAGGTGGACCCCATGCCGTCCAACAGTTGAACGAGAACGAGGACTTGTCTTCATCGTCTTCAATCTCATCGGTGAGTTGTACATCGACAACATCCCACTTCGTGCCCCAGTTATTGACACGCCAATCGTACCAACCCTCGACCTCGTATTCTCCCCACTTGGTCTTTGGTGCAAGCCACTGCTCGAACGGCATTGGCACAATCAACTGACAGAACTGCCTTTCTTCTGGAGCCGTAACCCAGATGCTTTCGTAAATTTGTTGTATTAATATTTTCGGTCCTTGAATATGGACCTGTTGATAACAATGATTTGGCATAATTTTTCTCCCTTCTACCAATCTAAAGATTTCTCATCACCAGTAATCGGACAGTCAAAGTGACCGTCCGAACCAATGTCTTGCTTGTGATCTTCCCTGAGAACCTCGTAGAACTCTCTCTCGTTCTTGGCCTCAATCGTACCGAACATAGCACCGTAGTCGCTATCAAAACAAAAATGATACTCGTGCATCACACGTCCCCCAATTCATCATGTAACCGACTGATAATCGCGCCCAGTGCCGCACCCAAATGCTTGCGGTCACAGTTCAAGACCACATCCCGAACGTCATAGGAACTCGGATCTCGGTACTCTTGATTAGCACTGCCCGACTGAGGATGAGCATTACGCTCCTCGATCATCTCTTGCTCTGCTTCGAGGATAACCTCACCGCTACCCAAGTTTGGATCTCGCAAACAATTGTGCAAGTTTAAGAACTCAAGCATCTCGGCCTTCGAGGTGGGAACATCGATCTCCCACCAGTCTTTTCCAAAAGCTTTCTTCGCATCCGATTGGGTCCCTGCCCAATTACCTTTTTGATCATAGTATAATCTCATTACTTCCCCCTACTCAGTAAAGCATAAATCAAAACTGTAGTACGGCTCACAATAGCCCCACTTACAAAACGGCATCTGCAATGATGCGTGAACCGCCCACTCGAACGGCCCTGCCTCAAAACAAACACGCCAATTTCTACCGTAACCTCGAACCTCGTTTTGCTCGGGGTTGTCGATACGAACCTCGATGTCAGGATCAAACCCAACATCCTCACACCACTTACGTAATGCCTTGTACAAACCCTTTGCCGCATTGGCCTTGGTCTTGTACCTCTCGGGGTTCCAATCTATGACCATGGTCCCCTCTTCCATACAATCAATCGCTAACATTACATTTCCTCCTTATAGTGTTTAGCTATCTCAAGATAATTAATCTCACCCAAAGAACAGTTTAATAAATCTGAAACAAAACCATCGCCCCTTACACCACAGTCAGCGACGCAATTATCCACCAAGTCCTCGATATAATCTTCAGAGATCTCGATGCCCTCTTCTTGGTCCGTGTGCATATGATCTCCTAACCACACGCCCACGAGCCACGTTTCTTTGTTTGACCATCCGTTGTATGCCATTTGTTTTTCCCTTTGATTTGTTTTCTACAAACAAACTACTTGTGTTTGACACACAACACAACCCTTTTATTGGTTTGAGGACAAAAAATACATATAGGCCACACAGCCAGAGAT